TAATGTGTTCCAGAATGATGGAGCTATGGGTGCTGTTGATGGTGTAAAGGATTACATATTTGCTGCAGCTAAAGATCCGACAAACTATGTAGGTCTTATTACTGGTGGTATTGGTAGAGTTCTTGCAGGTAGCTACACAATAGCAGGTAAAAAGATTGTGCTTGATGCAGTCAAGAGAGCAGGACTACAAGCTGCAAAAGACGGAGCCAACGCTACACAGATTAGAAAAGCAGCAGAGAAAGCTGGAATGCAAGCAGCTAGAAGAGCAGCAAAAGCAGGGCTGTCTAAGAACCAATCAAAGAAAGCAGCAGACAAAGTAACACAAGAGGTTACCAAAGAGGGGCGCAAAAAAGTAGCACTAGATGCTATGAAAGCAAAACAGCAAGAACGCTTTGATAAGGCAAGCGGCACAGCTCTAAAGGCAACAATAGGAGCAGACGCAGGTTTTGCTATGCTGCAGGATAGTTTAGCACAGACGACATTGATGGAAGCTGGCGCTCAAGAACAGTACAGCAAAACACAAACAGCTTTCTCTTCTTTGTTGGGCGGTGTAGCAGGTGCAGCACAGTTAGGCTTTGGGAAGTTTCGTGGTGTGTCAGGACTTGAGGAGTCTACAGATACACTAGGTGATATAGCTAAGACTGTTATAGAAAGTAACTCACCAATACTATCTAAGACTGCTGGTAAAAAAGCTACCAAGCAAATTTTAAAAGACGTTGAAGATTGGAACACAAAGGTAGAAAAAGGATTAAAACTAGAAACTTCTGTTATGCCATCTGATTTGTTCTCTAATATAATGTTAGGCTCAGATGGTAAAGGTGGACTAGCAAAGCTGATGAATGACAGAGGCTTGAAGATACACTCTAATAAACTAACAGCAGATGTAGTAACTAACGTAGTTAGGTTCTTGCCCGAAGAAGATCTAGTACAGATAAATAAAGCTATGGGTAAATACACAGAGCTAACACTAGGAGAGATGGCAGATACCAAAGGTATAAACCTGAGAGATTTACTAGCAAAAGATTCTAGTGAGGCAGGTAAAATCCTTAACGTACTATCACAAACAAAACGTATTGTTAACTCAGGTATCGTAGCTGCTGGTGATAAGACTAAGAAAACTTTAGAGGATGACATAGCAGAGGCTACCAAAGAAGTAGATCAGATGGATAAGTCACAGCCTCTGAAGTATGGACAGTCTGTGTGGAAACGTTTACTTGTTTCCTCTCCTGCTACTACCATGATTAACGTGGCTGGCTTTGCTCAGTACTACGTGGGTCAAACTATGGCTGACTTGTTCAACTTCGGTATGCTAAGTTTCAAAGCTTTGAGTCAGTCAACATATGATACTGCTGCTGCTAGAGAAACAATGCGACAAGCACGTGCATACACACAGATACAATCACAGAAGTTTAGAAACCTATTAGATCCGTACACTACACACGATGCATACATGAGGTTCTTGTCTGAAGCTAATAATGAAGCAGTGCGTAACAAGTTATTTGCAACCATGTCTGGTGGTGTAGAAGTTCAAGCAGATAGATTTGGTATCAACCCTGATAGTAAACTATTTAGAAACATAGAAGCTGGAGCTAATGCAGCAAGTAATATATCTGGTGTGCGTATACAGGATAGCTTCACTAAGTCTCAGATGTTTATGACTGAGATGGATAAGTACATGCGCCTAAATAAAAAGATGACTTTAAGGGAGGCTATAGAAAGAGGAGAAGAACCTGACCTAGAAGTTATTCAAGGTGCGCTGGACAGTACACTCAAGTCTGTGTTCTCTAAAGACTATACAACTACAGAACAACCAGAGCTACTACGAACTGCTGCTAAGATGGCTGAAACTTTTTCGAACACTCCAGGTTTTGGTACACTACTACCATTTGGTAGGTTCTTTAACAACGTTATAGCTACAGCTTATCAGTGGTCACCACTAGCTGCACCTCAACATCTATACAAGTTTACTAGAAACTTAGTAAAGCAAGAACCAAATGTAACAGACAGAGATGCTTTTGCACGTATGCTTGTAGGCTCTACTGCATTAGGCTTGTCTATGGAATTTGACAATGAAAGAAGAGAAAAAGGTTTAGATGTATATGAAGTAGACGTAGGTGGTGGTACTATTGTAGATGCCAAGAACACATATCCATTCTCTCTATGGCTTGCTGCAGGTAGGGTACTAAACACTATGAGAAATGGTGAGCAAGTATCAGAAGATTTACAAAGAGAGATAGGCACACAGTTAGCTGTTGGTCAACTTGCACGTGATACACAGTTTGCTAACGACATAAACAATATGTTAGATGTGCTAACTAATGTAGACATAGACAAGAGAGCAGCATCCATAGATGGTTTATATAAAGTCACAGGAAACTTTGTAGCAGGTTTTACCAGACCACTAGATGTACTGAACAAAGCTGTAGGTTTTGCCACAGGTACTGACACAGCAAAAGATGTACGTCAAGCTGAAGGTATCAATACATTCTCACAGACTGCTACTAAATATGTAGACAATATAATAGAGACATTCATTGATAAGACTGACACTATAACAGGTGAAGAGTTATCTGTAGCCACCAGACAAGGAGAGGTATACGATGTGAATCCTTTTGCACGTATGTTTGGTCTAACAATAAAGCCTAGCAAGACAGCTACAGAAACAGTATACTCTATGGCTGACATGGCTCCTTGGAAAGCTAGTGAGAGAACTAACATACCTGCCTATGATAAGATCTTCAATGGTATGTTAGCTCCCATGTTAGAACTTTATACTCAGGATCTATTAGATAACCCTAGATTTCAAGATGCAACCATAAAACAAAAACGTGGTATGCTAAAGAAAAGATTATCTGAGGTTAAAGCCAGAGTTCGTGAAAGTATGGATAGAGGTTCTGCTGGATACGAAGGTAGCGTATTGAACAAAGCGACATCCCTTACTAGGAGATTCAGTAAAGAGACTAGAAGAGAAGCTATGAAAATGCTGAGACAGGACTACGGTATTACTGGACAGCTAGAAGATTTAAGCTTTAGAGAACTTGAATTGTTTATGCGGTATGCACAGTTCATTAAAGATGCAGAGGATGAGGTAGGTAAACTCTGATTAGATCTTTCTAAATATTCTACTGCTTTCTTTACACCCTCTAAGTCATCACCAAGTTTGCCAATACCATGATTACACTGTTCACATAGCCAGCCTCTGAACTTTAATGTTACATGGCAATGATCTATGACTAGGCTTTTGTGTGACCTTTGACCACAGCAATCACAGAAGTCTGTCTTCTTATGTCCATGTATTTTTCTTAGTTCATCTCTTAGCTTACTCTGTTTTCTTATACAGCCCTTACACCTAGTGTCATAACCTGACTTATTAGTTATGGTTTTTGGAAATAGGTGTAAGGGTTTTTCTTTTTGACAGACTTTACATGTTTGTAACTCATCCCCTTCGAGTATGTTATACTGTTCCTCAAGAACAAACAGGTCTAGTTGCATCATACCTCCTGTGGTATTTGAGTACACCATACCCAGTAGTCTGCTTCAGACATAGATGGTGGTCTAGTAGCATCTAAATATTTGCTACGTATATCTGCTGCTTCGTTACATTGCTCTCTACTTTCGTATAAGATGTTGTCGCTCATAACCATTGGCGATCCATCAAATATAAAGAGTGCTATTAAGACCCAAGCCATATTCTATTCCTTTGCTTCGTAATACTGTTCTACTTTATCATTGACCCAAGGTTCAAGATACTTCTCTGCTATACTAAATGTACCAAAGAAAACTATTACTGCTGTTACTATTACGTCCATATTTAACTCCTATGTTATATCGACTACTTCACACACGTCACCAGAGCAAGCAAATGTTTGACTTGACTTCGTGTTGTCTTCTTGTTCATACTCTGAAAGTTTGTTCCAGTCAATCTTTTCTGGCATACATGATAATAAATATTCATAGTCATGCTTACCACAATCTTGATATGGAGCTTGCTGATAGGTATGGTCTGAGTGTGGTAGAAAAGACACACCTGACATTTCGTCAAAGTGTTTATAGACAAAGGCTCCTACCTCAAGCCATTCATCATTCTGCACTGATATTGTTACACTAGGTTTATGTTCACACCAATAGCGTTGGTACATGAGCCAAGTCTCTAGCTGCTCAATAGCAGTCATGTCGTTACGTGTCATAGCATTCTCTGGTGATTTGACAGGGAAGCTGAACACAGTTGTAGTATCGCTCTTGAATACACAAGGCTCGTTAGGAACCTTCTGATCTATCATAAACTGTGTGAGGGGATCTTTATTATCACCTCGTACAGTACGGATGTAATATGGAGAGTGACGAGCATGTATACCACTGGCACTGTCAACGAGTTGTGAGACAGTACCCGAAGGCTTGACGCAGGTAATAGCAGCAGACTGAGGTATATCAAGCAGGTCAGCGTATTCATGATTAGTAGCCAATGCGATATTTCGTAAGTCATCTAGTACTCCTGCAAGTTTACTGTTTACTGTAGTCATCAATGGGTTGTCCATGATACCTGTCAGAGACACACCAAGCAAACGTTCTTCTTCCGTATTACGTTGCCACACTTTTCGCAGGTAAGGAAACTTTGTGTACGAGCTTTGGATTGTCCCAAGTATTGTGGCGATCTTGACCTTACGCTCCAAGTCTTTAACCGTATCAGTGGCACGAACAACAACTTCCGTAAGATTACAAAACTGGTAGGGTCTAAGTATGATTTCACTGCACGGATTAGTTCCGAACTCGTAGTTAGGATCACGCCTACCATACTTCTCAGCTTGCTTCTTAGATGCTTCACGATTAAAGATACCTCTCTCACCTGACTTACTCTCTACCAACGCAGTCCACTCACGCATGAATGTTTCTATGTCGGGCTTCTCTGTGTATGATACACTGTTGTTAGCTAATGCTCTGTGTGCAGCAGTCTCCCACCACTGTCCTGACTTAGCGTGACGCATACGGTCATCACTTAGGTTAGACAGAGAGATCATAGCACTGCGTCTTACTCCACCCACTACAACTATCTGACCAATGAAACACATCAAGTCGTGACATTCCATAGAGGATAGCTTACGGCCTTGTGCATTCTTGAATGTTTGTACTGAGAAGTTAAAAAGTTCGACAAGAGGTCCAGGTCCACTGGCTCTACCACCAAACGTCTTGAGCCTAGCACCTGCAGGACGTACACGTGACACATCCCACTTGGGTATCTCACCTGCCCACAGCAACGCTAGTAGTTGACGGAATGCTTTAGCCCATCCCTCTTTGCTGTCTTTAACTACAATGGTAGTCTCGCTGTCAAACAACTCAGGCACATCAGGTAGCTGCTGAATAAACTGACGCTCTACGCTGAAGCCTACACCAGTACCACACAATAGTATGAACATGGCTTCATCGAAAGACTTAGGGTCATCCACTGGTAGGTAGCTACAGTTGTACCCTGCTGTGTTATCTCTGTCCAACGCAGCACCACTGGTCATCATGGCTCTCATGCTTGGCATCACATCCAAGTTTAGTATAGCTTGCTCTATTTGATTTACCCATGAGTCGTTGCCTAGCTTTGGACGTACCACGTTATCAACGTAGCGCCCTACTGTCTCAGCCCATGACTCACGGCCTTTGCCATCTATGTACTTTGCATAGCGTGACTGATGTATAAAACTTTGATAGTCTGTTGGTAATAAGTTACTCATGTTCTGTTTCCTCTCAACGCAAAAAATAGTCCTCCAAAATACAACATGACATGAAGGTTGTCATATAATAAAACATCCCAAACACTTTCTGGTTGTCCTATCCAGATAACACCAGTCATAATACAACAGATAGTTATACCAGAAAAACGTGTTAGCATGTCTCCTAAAATCTTCATCCAAGACTTCATCATATCTAAATTTAAAACACCTCCAGATAGTATGCCCAGCGCAGCACCCACTTCACCATAAGCTACTATCCACCAAACTAAGTAAGGTAAATCCCAAGACTCTGCACCCTCTACAGTAACAGGCATCTTATCCATGCCCTGCTGAAAAAATACAACCATCAAAGGTATTCTAATTAACCAATGACTAAATCCTGCATCTGCCATTTGTCTTAGAAACTTCATTCGTGTTCACCTCCCTTGCCACGTGAGTTGTAGTTTTGTGGCGCACTATATTTTTCTGCACTATCAAACACTATTGCTGTAATAAAAATACCAAAGACTACTATCAAGTGTCCACCTGCAGATATTCCAAATGCGTATGGATTATTTATTATAGCTGCAAAGATACCACTCCACATTACAGCTAGTATTGAAAACACCATCAGTCCTAGTTGTGGTGGCAGATTACGTAGTGGAGAGTTTTTTATAGTCATTATACTCTTCCATGCATCACTCATACTCAGGATAGTTTTTGCCCATCCTATAGGCTTTACTTCATTGTTCATTTACTTACCTTCAAATTACTTGGATTATACTGTTCACCATTGTACTTAGAACCAGTAGCATTCTTACCAGTTTCAACTCCGTTGTTACATCCTACGACAACAACCATAAGAAATATAAATGAAACTAGTACTATTCTTTTAGTCCATAGTATAAATTCTTCGAATGTTTTCTCTGCCTCTTCTTGTGCAGCTTTCTTTACATCTAGTTCCATTCACGAGGCTCCGTCCAAGGATAGCAAGGCACTATACTTTGTTTACAATACTTTGCATTATCTACCAGTAACACTGGAAGAATGCATATTACAAACACACAAAAAAGAAAAGGCCATAATATACCTCTCATTTTTTATACCACACTAAATATACAAGCACTACAACTAACCAAAATAATATAGTTGCAGCCATATATATGTCCGTCATATCAGTCATCTGTTATCCCCACTCCCTTGTATAGTTCCTCTCTCCTGTCTACTCTTCAACTTAGACAAGTTCTTTAACGCTACCTCTGCCATGTCTATCTCTAAGTCACGACAAAGTGCAGCAATATACCACAGCACATCACCAATCTCTGCAGCTATAGCATCTTTGTTGAACGTACCATCACGCAACATCTTCTTGACCTTGCCTTGTACCTCACCTGCTTCGTTACCTAAGCCTAACGCAGGGTAGATGATAGGGTCAGTATAGATAGCAGTCTTCACTGCCTCTTGTTGATAGTATCCCATGTCCATGATGGGTGATTGCATATCTGCAAAGTGGTCTATGTCTTCTTGTGTTATCATTGTCTCTCCTTCACACTTAGGTTGTGTATCTTCACATCATCTATATCATGCATAACATTACTCACTAAGTCATGCACATCTTCAGTATGTCCTTCTTCGTGAGCAGATAAGAAGTTGTTATCCTCATCTACCTCCATAACATACGTGACACTAAACTTACGTATCATTTGTGCTTCTCTTTGTATACCTCAATAAGTTTTTTTAGATACCATTCTGCCTTTTGTAAATCTTCTAAGCCGCCCTTGTAGTCATACCTCCACACGTACTTCATTACGTTACCTTGTAGGTATCCTTCTTTGTTATGGTTTGTAGCAGCCATGATAGCATCAATACATTCTATACCACCTATGTTGTAGTGTGGTGGTTTGTTTACCATGTCTTCCTTGAACATCTCATCATCGTCATCTGGAAAGTCCTTGAAGATATCTTCTATGGTAAACTCTTCTTCTTCGTGTTTGCTCATGCTTCACCCAGTGTCTTTGTCCATTTAGTTAACTTGATTACGTTACCATCTGTGGTATAATCCATTTCTTTTTCTAATGCAAGTTCTGATTCAGCATATTGTTTAGGAAACATCTCTTTTAATATTCTGTGTCTCGCTTCATCAAAGTAATCCGCTAGTTCAGGGTAATCTTCTAGTACTTCAGAAGCTGCTGCCATCGTAAGTCCATAGTCCATAGCACTACGCATAGCCATAGGATGCTGAGACTCACCGAATACTAATCCTGTCCTTAGTATACCTGTCCATGCACCTTCATCATCTAGTTCAGGGCTAATGACTATAGCCACGTCACCATCTTTTACTTCGTAAGCCATCAGGCTCTCCTTTTAACTATGACACGCTGACTTTTCATCCGCTTGCCTTTTTCTAGTAGCCACCCTTCAGGTATAACACGATGCGCCCACTTGAAGTTCTTCTGTTCACACCAATCAAAATACCTAGACTTGGCTCCTTTATACAATCTTTGTTTAGCGTTACTGAATACAAACCTGATGTCTAGCTTTGGGTGCTGTCTCTGTATCTCTATGTGTTTGCGTCTGTCTGCTGCACTGAATATGCCTTTTGTTTCTATTATTATTCCGTTGTCTAATTCAAAGTCAGGTGTGTATGTACGATAACGTAAGTCTTCCCACTCTATCTTTATCTTCTCATACTCTACCTTCTTCTGTCTTGTCTTTAGAAACGCAGCAGCTTCTTGTTCTAAGCCGCTACGATATAACTTTTTGTTATGCCTACGTTGCAAGGCCATCACCTATAAAAACGTAGTCAACTTGTGGTGGGTTCTTAGACTTAGATACCCTTGAAGGTAGTGTCTTTAAAGTATCCCAACACTTGTGCTTGAAGCTACAAAACTTACAAGAACTATTCAATACTAAGTTACCAGATGGCTTCTTGTAGAATGTCTCAGGCACAGCTTGAAAGCATCTCTCAAACGGCTCATCTTTCTCTATGTAATTTACCGTTTCTTGGATGTCCTGAATCACCTGCTCAGAGTCAACCTCAGAGGCACTGACATACTTGAACTCACCGTTGCCTTTGTTGACCACCCACCAGCCACCTACATCTTTTCCTGCAGCCTTAGAATAGCCCACTAATTGTGGTATGTAACCGAAGCCATCACCCTTCTGTAAAGATTCGAATGAGTCAAACTTGTTAGCGTATGACCAAGGTGATGCAGACTTTACATCATCTATCTTGCCATCCATTTCCATGTCGTACTCACCCTGTATCTCCTGTCCATCAGGTAGCTTGAGTGTGACATTATCATTGTCTTTGAACTCAGCACCTGCTGCACGTAGCAACCCTTTAAATACAGCCTCAACTAGATCACCTAGTATCATGTTTATCAGGAAGTGTGGAGGTAAAGGTATCTTATCTTCAGGATCGTTTTTCTCAAACCATAGCTGACACTTGGGCTTACCTATATTAGACATACGTAGTCTGAACTCATCACGTGGTGGCGAATTAAATTGTTTGTCCAAGGCAGCTTTAACATCGGAGGCAACCTGTGCGGCTACCTCCTCTGTCATTGTAGCTTCACCCTTCATGGCCTTTTGCAGATAGCTGAAGACCTGTAGTTCAGCAGGGTGGTTCATTACTCAGCTACCTCCACGAAGTCGTTATTGATTATACCTTCGACAAGATCTGCGTCACCATCCGTGCCAATCTTTACACGATCATGGTGTAAGTCTAGTATCTTACCGTTACTATACTCAATGAGTTCTAGGAAGTCCTTGAGGGTATCGTTGTCTTCACTGGCAAGTTCAACAGCGTCGCCTGTAGTGGCTTTGATCTTACCAAACTTAGCACCAGTAGGTATGCTATCTTCCACACCTTCCAAGTTTATAGTAGACATGATGGGTAACATGTTCTTCTTCTTGAAGTTATTCATCACACCATTGATACTCTTCAAGCTGTCACGGTTCTTTACATCCATGACAAAGGGTACATTTGATGGTGCCTCCACTGGTTCACCCTTTTCATTCATAGGGCTGTCCAGTGAAACAGTACCATAGTATACAACGACACGCTTAACGGAGCGTATCACTTGCTTGGTTGCATCATCCAGTGCATTGAAGTCTTCGATGTAACCAGTAGGTCTACCTAAGTTGAACCCACCAATGCTATCCTTCAAGTCACCGTTGAGGGAGTTAGACATAACAGACTTCTCCATCTCTTCGGTGTCACTGTTCCAACGTTGCCATTGATTGCGTTGGGCGAAGACACGAATAGTAGCACCATTACTGTAGACTATATCATCCCCTGTCTTGAGAGTGAATGCACCTACTGGTACTACCTCTGTCTTTATCATCTTACCATTGAGTTCTACTTCACCCATGATAGGTTGATGCAACATTCCTAAACGTGATATTGATGGGAGAAAGTCTGCGTTACTTGTCTTTATAGACACGCCCATTAGTTCTGCCATCGACTGACCACGTTCGTTTGCTATTGCTAGTTCATTACTCATTCTATATCCTTTTTTATAGAGTTAAAGAGCCTTAGTTATACACTATACATCAACTGTGTCAAGCCAATTCTTACCTATCTTTGCTTCTAAAAGCATAGGTACATTCATATCTATTCCATATGTCTCCTCTATTATGTTGTTCAAATCCTGGTTGAGTGTCCACACCATTGACAATACTAAATCTTTCTCATCAGGATGGACATCAACCACCATAGAATCGTGTACAGTATTAACTAAACACGACTTCATGTGTCGCAAACGTTCATGCATCTCGTTAAGTACCACTGGCACTACATCACCAGTAGCAAAGCCTTGCACTGGGTAGTTCTTTATCATGGTGAAGTGCGTTGGTACACCACTGTGTCGTCTTGTCACATCAGGGAAAGCATACTGTCTGCCTGATACGTTTGTTATCTTCAAGAAGCGTAGTGCTTCATCGGCTAGGTTCTTGTGCCACTTGGCTATGCCCTTGTACTTATCGTTGAAGTGGGTGTAGTAGGTTGCTTCAGCTTTCGTGCGTCCGTAACCGCTTGCTCCAAAGAGTGGTGCAAACGTGTGTTCTTTAGCTGCTTGGCGTGACGTTGGCTGTCCTGCATCAGTAATAACTTTTGCTGTGTAAGCATGTACATCGAAGCCAGTTGAAATTTCTTGCATCGCTGTTTCATCCTGTGCCAAGAACGCTGCTGTCCTAAATTCGAGTTGTGCAAAGTCGGCCT